AAGAAGAGTTGTTAAGTTTACAACAAACATTACTAAATCTTGACTATCAACATTTAAATAGACAGGATGGTACAAATATTCATTATGGGTTTGGGTGTAAAGTGCATCCTGATGAGGTGCAAGATGGTGCATTTATTAAAAGAATAAAAGAAACTTTTCACCCAGATCAAGATTTAAAAATTCATGAATGTAGAGCACACATTAGATACAATCACAATGAACCATTACCACACTGTGACAACGATAAATATGGGTTCTTGCTTTATGTAAAGGGTGAGCCATTGTTAAATAATGGCACAGGTTTTTATAATGATAATGGTGAACTTTATCATCACATAGGTTTTGTAGAAAACACTGCATTGTTTTTTAATGCTGCTAAAATTTTACACACTAACATGCAATCTTTTGGAGATAGTTCTCCTAGATATTGTATAAACGTATTTTATGACATTGAATAAGCTAACAATAGTAGGAGCGGGAACTGCTGGTTTAATTACAGGTTTGATATTTAACGCTAGGTTTCCATACTTTGATATTCGTATTATTAAATCGGATAAAATAGGTATCATAGGTGTAGGCGAAGGCAGCACAGAGCACTGGTCAGATTTTACAGAATATTGTGGCATAGTGAATAAAGACGTTGTTTTAAACACAGATGGTACAATTAAAATGGGGGTAATGTTTGAGGGTTGGACACCGAAAAAATACTTTCATTCTATAATTAGCCAGTTTCATGAACATAGGTTTGGTGAATATTTAGCAGGATTTGGTGCAAGGGTTAGTGATTGGGATCAAATATTAACAGCTGATAGAGTTCATGAAGAGAATCTTGTTTTTAAAAATGACAAACAATTAGATTATCCAAAACAATTTCATTTTAACACTTTTAAATTAAATGAGTATTTATCCAAAATATGCAGAGAACGTGGCATTGAAATAATAGACGATGAGATCAAAGAGGTAATTGTTCAAGGTAATAATATTAAAAGTATTGTTGGTGAAAAAACAGGTTATACTTCTGATTTTTACATAGATTGCACAGGCTTTAAAAAATTATTAATCTCAAAACTAGGAGCAGAGTGGCAATCATTCTCACAATATTTAAAATTAAATGAAGCCATTGCTTTTCAAACAGAAGATACCAATAACTACAACACGTACACGTTAGCAAAATGCATGGATTATGGTTGGATGTGGAGAATACCGGTGTATGGTAGATGGGGTAACGGCTATGTTTTTAATAATAATTACATAAACAAAGATCAAGCTAAACAAGAAGTAGAAAAGAAGTTAGGTCATGAGATAGAGATTGCGAGAAACATACAGTTTGATCCAGGTAAATTAGATAAAAGCTGGATAGGTAATTGTTGTGCTATCGGTTTAAGTTCTAATTTTGTTGAACCTTTAGAAGCAACGTCAATAGGCACGGCCATCGCACAAGCGTTCTTGTTAAAAGATTACATATTTAATTACAAACAAGAGGACGTAAATGATTATAACCACAAACTAGATTTAATAATGGAGAACGTGAGAGATTTTATAGCGTTGCATTACATGATTGACAAAGAAGATACTTCGTTTTGGAAAGACAATAAAAATAATCCAATGCCAGACACTTTGATATACAATTTAAAAAAATGGAAAGATAAATTACCAAAGACAGAAGATTTTAAATCTACAGAGTATTTACTTTTCAAAGAACAAAATTTTACTAGCGTGCTTCACGGGTTAGGCTTTTACAAAGACAATGATAATATTGATAAAGAGTTTAATAGTTTTCCCAAGGACCTAAGAGATAGAATAAAAGAAATATTAAACCAATATGATATTGGATTTGATGCCACACCAAAAGTGCCACATAAAAAGTTTTTAAAGAGTTTATATGAAAATAAGTAAAATAGAAACATTTGCAACGTCCATACAAAAGTTTTACTTTAGTAGTGAAGAAATAAAACCTTTATTAGATGAGGTTATTAACAAGAAAGAAGACATTAAAAAAACTAGTTATTTTTACAATGTAAAAAATGAAGACTATGGTAAAGAATACTACACAGATTTTAACAATTCTATTAAGCTTCATGAGTATGAAAAGCTTATGTTTATGATTGGAAACTTTTATCAAAACAAATATTTTAACGTGTTAAATTATTGGTCAGCTCTTTATTATGAAAACAGTTGGCATGAAACTCATGCACATAGCGATCCTAGATTTAATTTTTCTAGTATTTTATATCTTACAAATAACACAGGAGGCACTTCTTTTTATTCACCTAATTTAACGTCGGAAACGGAAACACATTTTGAAGCATCAGAAGTTGGTAAACTTGTTATCTTCCCAGCGTCTTTGTTTCATAGTGTTTATCATAAGGATAACTCTGAAAGAATAATAATATCATCTAACATATCTATTATATGACAAAAATATTTATTGGCACTCCTTGTTATGGAGGCATGATCACAGCAGACTATTTTAAAAGTTGCATGCAGCTCGTGGCTTTAGCTGCATCTAAAAGAATAGAATTACAATTTGGAACTATTGGTAATGAGTCACTAATAACCAGAGCTAGAAATACTCTGGTTCAACTATTTATGGATGGTGACTACACACATCTTTTGTTTATAGACTCTGATATAGCTTTTAATCCTGAAGCTGTAATTAGAATGTTGGAATATGACAAAGATGTTGTTACAGGTATTTACCCAAGAAAAACTATTGACTGGATAAAAGTGAAAAAAAGATTGAAAGAAAATCCCGATATGTCTGAAGATGAGTTACTCGCAGCTTCATTACAATATAACTTAAACGTAAAAGATCCTAATAAAATACTACTAGAAAAAGGTTTTATAGAGGTTATGGATGGTCCTACAGGGTTTATGTTAATCAAAAGAGAGGTATTTACAAAAATGGCAAAGCAGTATCCAGAGCTAAAATTTGTCCCCGATCAACACATTAATCAATCTCATGACAAAGAATTTGAGTATCACAAAACATCTGATTGGAATTATACCTTTTTTGATACTATGATAGAACCGCAAACAAGAAGATATCTTTCAGAAGATTATGCTTTCTGCCGTTTATGGCAAAATATAGGGGGCAAAATATATGCGGATATTATAAATGGTATGACTCACTACGGAAATTATGCATTTAAGGGCAATGTAGGAACTCAATTCTTGCCTCAAAACAATAAGTAATTTATTATTAAATTATGAAATTAGTGGATCTTAAGTTTAAACCAGGCGTAGACAAACAAGATACTGCCTATTCTGCTGGTGATCAACGTAAGTATGTGGACTCTGACTTTGTAAGATTTCATTATGGCAAGCCAGAAAGATGGGGCGGATGGGCTAATTTGCCTAACCCAAATGTCACGGTTGTTGGTGCTGTTAGAGATACACACTCTTGGATAGGCTTAGATGGTACAAGATATTTGGCTTTAGGCTCCGATAGAAAACTATATATTTTTTCTGAAGGTAAAGTTTATGATATTACACCTATAAGAAGAACTGCTAGTCTTACAAATCCTTTTGCTACATCCAGTGGATCTTCTACGGTAACAGTTACTGATGCTGGACATTTAGCTGAGGTAGGTGCGTTCGTAACTTTTGACAATGGCTCTGCTACAAATGTCGTTGATGGTATAGATTTTAATGCTGAGTTTGAAGTTTTAACTGTGCCGAGCAGTAATACTTATACAATAAATGCTGGGACAAATGCATCTGGCACCACAGCTGCAGGTGGTGGTTCTACGGATGCAAGTTATCAAATAAATCCTGGTCCAACATCCTCTACATATGGATATGGTTGGGGCACGGAAACTTGGGGAGCTAGCACTTGGGATGAACCAAGGTCCTCTTCTAATGTTGTTGTAGAGGGTAGGAACTGGTCACTTGATAATTTTGGTGAGGATTTAATTGCAACAGTTTTAAATGGTGGCACGTTTATTTGGGATACGTCAGGGGGTTTAGCTGCGAGAGCAACAGCGTTATCTAATGCTCCAACTACATCCAGATTTAGTCTCGTGTCTACTGACACAAGGCATTTATTAATATTTGGAACTGAAACAACTATAGGTAATTCAGCTACACAAGATGATTTGCTATTTAGATTTTCAGACAGAGAAGATGCAACAGACTACACTCCTGTTTCTACAAACGAGGCTGGATCTTTGAGAATAACAGATGGATCTAGAATTGTTGGTGCTGTTAAATCTACAGGTCAAATACTAGTTTGGACAGACACCTCATTACACGGTATTCAATTTGTTGGTACACCTTTTACATTTGGTCTTAGACAGCTTGGTGCTAACGCTGGCTTGATAGCTCAACATGCAGCTATAGAGGTAAATGGTAAAGCATATTGGATGTCTGATAATGCTTTCTATTTATATGATGGTGTTGTCAAAAAGATGCCATGTTCAGTGCAGGATTTTGTTTTTGATGACTTAAGTTATACAAATAAAAATGATATTGCCGTAGGCCTTAATACAGCTTTCAATGAAATTATTTGGTATTATGCATCAGCTAACGCCACTCAAATAGATAGGTCTGTAGCATACAATTATTTAGAGGGAACTTGGTATACTAACTCTCTTGGAAGAACTACTTGGCTAGGTGCTTATGTTTATGAAAAACCAATAGCCACAGAATATAGTGCATCTGCAACAGCAAACGCAACAAGTATATTAGGATTAACGGCTGGCGCATCTTTTGTATATGAACATGAAACAGGTAATAACCAGGCAGATGGATCAGCTATTACAGCGTTCTTAGAAACAGGATCTGTTGAAATAGCAGATGGAGATCAACTAATGTCGGTAAGTAAATTAGTACCAGATTTTGACAATCTAGCTAACACAATGACGGCACAATTAACCTTAGAACAATACCCTCAATCTGCAGCTAACGTAACAACCAGTGGCACAATAACTAGCACAACAGAAAAAATTAATGTAAGAGGTAGAGGTAGGGCTGTTAAAATTAAATACACAACAAACAGTGTAGATGATACAGCGTGGAGACTTGGTTCACAGAAGCTGCAAATAAGACCTGATGGAAGAAGATAATGGCTAAAATAAATATAACTAGATTACCAAACGCTACACAAGAATACGATCCCGGTCAGTTTGACCAAATGATTAGATTACTAGAACAAATAGTATTTTTGTTAAACACAAACTTTCAACAAGATATAAAAGAAGAACAAGAACAGGAGACATTTTTCTTTGGCTAATACATTTAAAGGACCAATGTTAGATGTCACTACGACAGACTTAACAACTTTGATAACCGTGCCAACAGCTAATCCGGGTGCCACACCACCTGTTATGCCAACAACAGTAATTATAAAATCTTTAATTGTTTGCAATGACTCTGGTAGTGCCACACTTCTTGATGTGCAAACAGTTAGAAGTTCTGCAACATTTAAACAGTTTCATCAAAAAAGCATAGCTGCAGGAGCAACGGTAGATTTATTAAATCAACACGATGGGATTACTGGAGGCATGATTGTTCTGCAAGAATCTGATGTATTGAAAGTGCAAGCCAATGCAGCTAATCAAGTTCACATAAGCGTAGCTGAGATGGAGGTTACAAAAGGTCAACTTTAAAAAAAGGAAAAAGAATGGAAACAAAAAGTCATATACTGGCAGTGGTTCAGGTATTTGAAGATTACATAGATATAGACAAGGATGCTTTAATGAAAGAAGTAGATCAAAGTTATCTTAGAAAAGATGATAACGCTGATAATACTTTTTTTGAAGATTTTAAATATCCTAATACACCAATGTTACAAAATCTTAAGGAAACAATACAAACAAAAGTTGAAACCATATTAAATCAAAAACTACAGTATGAAGATATTTGGGTACACAAAACACCACCAAGAGCACAGACAGGTCTTCACAATCATGGTAATGCTATTTGTTCTTTTGTTTACTATCCTAACTTTATTGAAAAACAAGGGAGCCTAAGATTTATTTTATTTTGGAATGGTCAAATTGTTGAGAGAGTGATCACGCCCAAAGAAAAAATGCTATTGGTTTTTCCGGGTGAGGTTTTTCATTTCACAAGTCAGAACGACACTGAAATAGAGAGAGTGTCTATATCTGGAAATTTTTTACAAAGAAAGGCGTAAAATGCAGTTACAATCATTATTTATTACACCTGTCATGATGACAGAAATAAAAGGCCATGGTCATTTAATAGATCGGCTATACGAAATAAAAGCAAAAGACGAAAAAGGCATGCCAAGATCTAATGTTGGGGGCTGGCACAGTAATGATGAGCTTTACAAAGATGAGGAGTTTAAAAGCACTGTTGGAGATATACTTTTAAATGCTAAAGAATGTTTCAATCACTTAGATGTACAAGATAAATATGTGCCTGAAATGACAGGTTTGTGGGGTATGATTAACCCACCGGGATCAAGAAACAATGTGCATACGCATCCTTACAATTATTTATCTGGAGTGTACTATCTAAAAGTACCTCAAAATAGCGGTAATTTAGTGTTTCTAGAGCCTAAACCACAGGCGGAGGTGTTATCACCCCCAAAGAAAAAAGAAGCCTCTATACACCTAGCACACAGCGTAACTTGGGAGCCCA